GTCTTCTTCGTCAATATCTTCTTCATCTTCTTCAAAATCTTCTTCAAACTCATCAGATATATCTTCTTCTTCCCAAGATTTACTATCGTCTTCTAAAGAGTTTTCTTTGATTTCTTCAATTAAGTCTTTTACTTCTTCACAAAGTATAGACTCCTTATCGTGCATCTTTTCTATTTGATCTACTTTTTTAAGTATCTTATTTAATAATTTTTCACTCATGTTTTATCTCCTATGGTGTTCCAGCTTGATATTCGTACATACACCTAATCGTCATTCTTATTCCACCAACTGGAAATAAACTACCCTCGTCAGTTTCTACTTGGATAACTTCCGAATCAAGTGCGTTACCATTTCGAGTAATATCACTTTCTATTGCAGTTTCAATAGCTGTTATTAATTCATTTCTTTTAGTATCTATATTGGCCTCTGCACCTTTAACAAAACCTAAGATTACAAAGTCAATAGTACCTGTTCTAGTTCTAGCACCAGAACCTAATTCAGCATCATCTCTATTTTCTTCAGATGTTTGTACTATTACTGCTGGATATTGTTGTTCAGATAATTCGTCTAATATAAATGGCTGTCTAGTAGCTTTCTTAATTGCTGGGCTACTAATCGCTGAAATAGTAGATAATAATTCTGATGCTATATCTTCTCTTACACTCATATTCTAAATTTCTTTAATTCTTTTTCTACAAATCTGTTGAATTGTTTGTTTATAATCTTTTCTGTTCTATTATTAAAGCCAAAAAATTCTCTTTTAGGGTCATTCAATACTTGGTTAAATAATGCTCTTTGCCTCATTTGTGAATTTGTGAAATTAACTGAAACCTTATGTCTTCCTGTTTTTTTAACAGAACTAGCTGGTGTTAATGAGCCTAACATTCTTCCAGTATAAAATAAATCAACTGCTGTTTTTTTACCCTCTTTATTTAATTTTTTAAGATAACCCTCAGAGTATGGTGCAAAAGGTCTATCATTAAAATCAATACCTTTTTGTGTTTTAGTTCTAATTATATCTAATAATTGAAATCCAGCTTGTTTAACTCCTTTATCAATTATTCTTGGTAAGACAGATTGTAGTCTTTTAAATTTTTTAGATACTTGTTTTTGATTGGAAGTTACTTTGACAGATATAGCCATTATCTAGTCAATCTTCTAAATCCATGTAAAGGTTCTCTCTCGTTTGATACAATAGTTCCTGAAGAATCTACATCATATTCAACACCATCTTCTAATATCATTCTCCATTCCATATTATATTGGCTCATGTAATATTCAGCCATTCTTTCAAATCTATCTTTTTCTGTTTCTGGTCTAAATTTAGTTAATGCTGGTAAATAGAATCTTCCAAGAAATAAATAAACACCAGCCCGTTCAAACTGATCTAAATTAACTTTAGTATTAACCATCTCAGCAGTATTAAGAACTGTAATATCTGTAAATACATTAGTCTTATATACAGGCCACCATTCTATTCTTAATTGTCTTAAAATATCGTTAGTTGTTTGAGCAAGGAAGTTTAATACTTCAGTAGAGCCAGATGCTAAACCAAATTCAAACGCATCAGGTTGATATTTAGTTACATCACTTGCAGTTATAACATCTGCACCAGTATAGTTAGCCATTATTTACCCCAATAAATTAAAAAAAGAATTATAGTTACAATAGGTGCTATAAACAGAAGATTATTCCATGTCTTTCTGTACAGCCACTTCCAATTCTTTCTTATCTTTCTCCAAATCAGTTCGTACATTTTTTTTCTTCCTCACAACTTTTTTCTTTTTAGGTTGTTCTACCTTTGTTTCTTTTACAACATCTTGAACAGGTTTAAAACCTCTAAAATCATACATCACTTTATTAGTTTCGTAATCTAACTCACTTCTAGTGATTGTTTTGTTTCCTCTTTTCAGAGTAATCATTTTTTCATTTGATAATACTAATTTTATCATTGTTTCTCCTTATTAAATGCAAGGGGGATTTCTCCCCCTCACAAATTATCTACTATTGGATAGATGAATCGTAATGTAATTCAATTCCGTAAGTGTCATGTATTTCTCCAACACCATATACAGAAGTTGCTACAATTTCATCTGCTCTTAGAGAAGCATCTCTTTGAGTTTCGATTTTAACATCTTGCATCATAGCGATTGCTAATGCGTCTTTGTGCATAGCACCACCTTTGTAGTCCCCAGCAGTACCAGTATTAACCATATTTGAAGTTTCAAATATTGGCATACCAGCTAAAGTTCCAACGAAACCTGATCTTAATGCTTCATTAGAGTTTTCTGTGTCAAGACCAGCAAAAGTGTTAGTTAAGCCAGATTTTAGATCGTAAGCGATTTTAGGGTGTAACACAACTGCACACTCATTTGCTGGTAATGAATTTGCTCTTAAAGTTGAAAGAGCATTAAAAATTACAGCTGGAGAAATAGCAGTAGTACCATCTCCTAATGCAGTTGCAAAGCCATCAAACAATGCAATTAAGTCAGCATCTTGTTTTCTAGCTAATGCTTCCCCAAATAATTTACCAATATCTCCAGCAACATTTCTTGGTGCAGAGTTTCTTGCTAAATCTGTAAGGGTTGTCATTATTCCCACCTCAGATGCAGTAATAGTTACTGAAGTTGGGTTAATCGCTGTGTTTGCTAAATCAGTTGCTTCAGCAACAGCATCAGCACTTACTTGTGCATATACTGGTACTTCTACTGATTTACCACCACCTGTGATAGCATAGTTTTTAACTAAGTTTCTCATGATGGATTTTTCAGAAGCAACGAATTGTGCTTCTGCTACTATCTCTGTGTATAGTTCCGATAGTGTAGAACTTGTACTTTCGTTAGCCATTTTTATTACCTATAAAAGTTATTTTGTTAAGTTTATCTCAACAGCCCCTGAATCTCGTTTCTTCCTATATTCTGCATAGGCTTTACGATCTTCTGGTTTTGTTAAGTCCAAGTCCTGTAGGTTAAAAGGTTTAACAGTTTTACCACCGACAGCACTCTGGCTTCCTGAACCAGACAAAGACCCTTTACGGAAATGTGGGTTACTGTCTAAGAACTCTTTAACTCTTTCTTCAATCGTTAAAAGTTCTCCTTTTGCGTTATATCGTACATTAGAATTATTATCAACTACTTCTATTCTACCATCATCTGTGTACTTAACTTCATCTTTAAGCAAAGCAACAACTTGACTTGGGCTGATAGCATTATTGTTAGATGCTACAGAAAGTATTGAATTATCAACTTTTTCTTTCTTAATTTGTTCTTTGAAAGAATTTAGTTCTTTTTCTTTTTCAGATAATCTTTCTTGCATTATCTTTTCTAAGTCTTGCTTAGTCTTAGCTTCTTCTAATTGTTTTTGTCTTAGAATTTCAGCTTTTTGTTTTTCTTCTTCTTGAAGTTTCTTTTCGTATTTTCTTTGTTCAGCTTCAAGTCTAGCTTTTATAATGTTATCTAATTGTTCTTGAGTAAAAACATTAGATTTAGTTTCTGCTGTATTTGTTTCAGCAGTAGCTTGTGTTTCTTGTTTTGGTGTTTCAGTTGCAGTTTCTTGTGCAACATTTGTTTGTTCTTCGGACATTTTTTCTCCTATAGTTTATATTATTAGTTCGCCTTTACTGTCATACCAATCAGGATTGACATAAGACCATTGATGACGACAGTTATAACCACCACGAACAATCAAAGGGTCGCCAGATTTTTTACCTGACCAACTTTGACTAGCCCATAATCTTCTGACTTCATCAACTGTGAAAAGTCCACCTTTCCGTCTATCGTATACCCCATTTATTACATTTCTGCAAATAGTCCTAGTTGTAGGTATTACATCTCCATAATATTTAACATAAGTTAAACCAGCATCTTGAGATTTATTGAAGTTCAAAGTAGCATCAAAATCTCTAAGAGAATCATTAAGTATTTGACCAGCATATTTTTTCATATTCTCTCCAGCCCTATCTCTAGCAAATTTACTTTGTAAAGTTTGGATAGCCTTATCAACTGCTGATTGTTTAGACTCTATAAACTTATTCTCATTTACAAAATCAACTAATCTATTTATTTCAGGGTCATCTGAACTAGCATAAATACCATTGATTGTTTGTCTAAGTTCTTTTTCAAGTACAGCAAACTCACTTCCAATAAGTGTATTTTGATAAACCTTATCTGCTAATTTTCTAGTAAATGTATTTGATACATCTTTAAACTGAGTAAAATATTGTTGCTTTAGATTTTGGATTAAAGCTAGATCGCCTTTAGTTAGTTCTTGAAACTCAGGTGGTATATTTCCAATTAACTTAAATGCTTTCTCAATTCGTTTAGCTTGTTTGTTAAAACCCTCTCTAACAACTGTATCTGACCATTTTAAATATTCTCTTTCTAAGATAGCTTTTATTTGTGGTCTTATCGCAATAGCTGATTGCAGTTCTACTAACTTACCATCTGTTAAAGGTAATCTACTAGCAGAGGCAATTACTTCTCGTTCTATTTTATCTAATGCGTTGATTAATGATTTATAATATTGTGCTTCAGCTAACTCGATTTGTTTGATTCGATATTCTGTTGCGTCTTTGACTATATCTGCCATTTGTTCTAATTTTGTTCTACCAAAAGTTTAGTATTTGCTAGGTTTTAATTTATTTGACCTTTATATCAATTTTTAATAGATTTTATATATAAAAAAAAGGAGAGAACATGAAAATAAAAATACACCCTACAACATTAAATGGATTTAAACATATCATTGAGGCTTTTGAATCCAAAGAATCAAAAAAAAATAAAGATGGTATTATTTCTATTGGTTACAATAATGCTTCAAAATATTTGAGTCCTATTGCTGTAGAAATTTTACTGCAATTAAAATTAGATACTATTCTACAAACAAAAAAATAAGTTAATTAACCAACTAATGAAAGAGGCGATCTATATGGTCGCCTTTTTTATATCTGCTCTTGTGCCACTTCTTGATCTACTTGTACTGCCTCGTCTTGAGTAAATTCTCCAACTTCAGTTTTAATATCTATCTCATCAAAAATAATATTTAACTTCTCATCATCATCAACTACTGCTCTAGCAATTTCTTTATCAATTTCTTTTGATAATGTTGGAGATTGTACATTGATTGCTTTAGCTTGTTGGTAGAACATTAGATCAGTTGCATAATCTCTAATATTGAAACTATCAGGATAATTTATTTCTCCATCAAATTTAGCATTTTGGAATAAAGCATATAATCTAAATAATTGTTCTTCAGCTATTTGTAAGTTATCAGCTTTCTCAGATAGTCTAGCATTAAGTAATTCAAATTCAGTTTGTAAAGCTACACCAGATGATATTCCTGTCTTTTGAGTTCTAACAGCACCTGTGTGTGCAATTCTATTTATAGATTCTACCTTGTTATTTATTGAGTCCATAATAGCTTGTAAGTTCTGGCCAGATGGTTGTAGTAAATATGGTTTTAAGTTTGGCTCAAGTTCATCAGGCATTTCAATAACAGCACCAGCACCAGCACTTGCATTTACACTTGGAGTTTTAACTAATGATGGGTGGTTAGTTAATCTGATTAGTTGTTCCATTTCAGAATATTCATTGTAGATAGATTTTTGTAGATCAGCAATATCAGTTAAATCTGATTGGCCAATTCCTCTTTTGTGAGATTTAGAATTGTACAAAATAACTGCTGGTATTTTACCAATCATATTATCTACAGTATCAATCACACGAGGTTCTTCTCTTTCAGGCATATACAAGGTATCAATTCTATCAGGATACCAAATACGCATATATGTGCCACCATCTCTATCTACTTCCTCTCGGATTTTTAAATAGTTTAATTCGTACTTACCATTTAATTGTCTTTCGTAATTCCAATCTAAAACATTCTCAGGAGTTACGATTGATAAGTATGGTCTAATATCTTGTTCTAATTCTTCTGCTCTAGTATTTGTAGTAACATTAGGTTTATCTAAAATCATAAAACAATGACCATAGATAGACGCATAGTTCTGTGCAGATTTAATTACTGCGTTTAAATTGTTACCCTCTAAGTCAGCATCTTTTAAGAATGATTCTAAACTAGGCTCATCTCTTAATGAACCAAAATCTCTACTTGGTCTAACTCTAAAAAGAAATGATGAATAAATTTGAATGATGTTTTTACAATGGTTATCGCATGGAGTGTTAGCAAGTCTTTGATTAAATTCGTTATCAAGTTCTAAATTATATCTGTTTAGATATTGACCAATCATATAGTCATATCCACCATTATATGATCTAATATAATACTCCCAATTATTAATTGTTTCTGAATAGTCTTTGTGAGTTTCTATTGCTTGATCTCTTGTGTATGCCATATTATTTCATTGTCCATCTTGTTGGAGAAGAAAAATTAGCCTGAGTAGTTAGTGGTTTTAAATAATCAATCATGTAGCCTAAAGCATCATTCATGTGATCGAAACCATCTTCCTTATCAGGAATATTTGTATTCTCCTTGTATATTTGTCTTTGTAAACCTTTTATCAATGTTTTGCAAGATTGTGAAACAAAAATATGTCTTTCTCCTTTAGAATCTTTTAGCCTACTATTAACTGCATTGACCCTATCTCTAATAGCTGGGTGTTTATGTTTAACTTTAACTTTAAAACCAGCATTTTGAAGAATACTTAAATCAGTTCGTCCACCAGCAGATGTTTTTCTTTGTTTAGAGGCTGGGTCAGGGTAAATAAAGATTTGCATTTTAGTACCATATCTATCTTTAATTTCTTGCACCATTTCATCTGTATTAGAGCCATAAATTATTATCTCATCTACAAAATAAACTTTATCCTTTTCTATTTGCCCAACACAGGCACTCATAGGGTCTACATTGAAGTCCATTCCTATATGTAAAGGCTTTTCCCAATCTATTTGTTTTTTAACAACATTATCTACAGGGTGGAAGTTATAATAAACTGCACCAGCATAGTTTTCAAATGTACCCTCAAACTCTTGTCTAAAAGTTCTAATATCAATATCTTGTTTAGCTTGTTCTATTTCATCTGCTGATACCATACCACCTTGTATAGTAGTAAATTGAAAAGACTCCCAATCATGGTCTTGCTTTCCTTTTAGATAAAGTTCATAACTCCAGTTACCATAGCCTTTTGGTGTACCACAAAATAAAACATGACCACTAGATTTATCTCTTGAATGAGTATCAGATACAGATGCTCTCAATACCTCAAACCATGTTCGCTTATCAATATCTGCAAATTCGTCTAAGATTAAAAAATCTAATCCTGTACCTCTAAGTGAATCATAGTTGTCAGCACCTTTTAATGAGATTGTGCTATTGGATTGTCTAATTGTGATAGTCATAGTTGTTTCGTTAATATCCTCTATCCAATTAAACTGATTAAGCATTTCTTTAAGAGTTCCCCATACGATCTCTTTGGCCATCTTAAATGTTGGTGCTACATACCATATTCTTCTATTAGGCTGACAAGCATATTTCATCATTTCAGTAACAGCTAAATAAGTCTTACCAAATCTACGACCTGAAATAAGAACTCTGAATCTTGCTTTTGATGAACTAACTTTAAGTTGGGGTTTTGTTAGTGTGATTTTCATTACAAAAGTAATTTAAGTATAATTTATCGTTATTGATTGAATCTTCCATTTTTTTAGAAAAATCAATTATTAATTTTCCACCACCACCTACACATTCTGACCATGAATCAAATTTAGTTGGAAGTGTCATTGTGTTGTTACAAAATCCTGTGATTGCAGAACAGATACTAAAAGCTAAAATAAACTTCATTGTTTAGACTTTATAATCTTTTTAATGCTTTTACTACCATCAATATTTTCTTCTAATTCAGCTTCTACTTCCCCACACATAAACTGTTTATTCTTCATATCCATATTTCTAGTTGCTTCTCGTTTCATTTTTAAACAAGTAGATAAGCTATCTTGTATTCTATGCTCTACAAGTTCTCCGTTAATAAATAAGCATAATGCAAATACTAAGCTAGTGATTCCCATTTAATTTACCTAAGTTTGCTCTTACTGAGTCTTTTAATTTCTCTACATCAATTCTAAGTCTTTCAACATCAGTTTGAAGTCTATCAATATTAACTTTATTGTTCATCATAGCATCAACTCTTTCAGTTAATTTCTCTAGTTGTTCAGCCATGTGTTCTAGCAACATAAACTGTTCTTGGTCTATAGGTTTTTGTGCAGATGCTTCTAGTAAATCTTGTTCTTGGAGTTTATCAGCAGTTTCTAATAATGTTATTCTTTCAATGATGCCAAAATAAGCCCATACACCTATTGCTACTGCCCCTACA